GTGGTTTCTTTGCCTGTAAAAAAGGCGTTTTCGCGGTGTTTTCGTTTTGCGTGTGCTTCGCGCTGTTGGTATTGGCTGCCGCGTCTCGAGTTGCATGGGCCGCAGGCAGGCACGAGGTTTGACATTTCATGGCCGCCACCGGCTGCAAGTTCTGTGAGGTGGTCGGCGGTTGTGGCTTGTGCGTGGCCGCACCAATGGCATAAGGGCTTGCCTTGCAGTAGTGCGCGTCTGTTGGCTTTGTATGTGGGGTCGTCGTATTTGCTCATTTGTCGGGTTTCTTTCTGTTGCGTGGCCGCCCCTTGCTGGCGCGCGCCCCCCGGGGCGCTTGCCGTCATGCTAGTTGCAGACTTTGGTGTATGTCCCCCCTCGCGCTTTCGGTTTGTCTCCGTGGTGGCCAGATGTTCGTCATAGTGGACAGTCACCATTCGCGTTTGTGTCGTTCGTACGCCGCACAGGCCGCTCGAGGGCAGCCTGCTCTACCCACGTTCCCGTGTGTTACCAATCCCCCGCGAATAGGGCTAGGCCATGCGTGTATTCAGTTGTCGTTGATGATGAGCAGGGTTAGCCCGAGGATGACTAGCACAAGGGTGACCATGACAATCATTAGTAATCCTCAATCAGATTTTGTCTGTGTAGAAAATAAGTTTTTTATTTTCGCCGGTTGGTTTCACAAATCTTTGGCTAATTGTCTCCTTGTCTGCCCATTTCATAGAAACCGATTTTCTATCTGTTTGTAAACCACTAGTTTCGCCAATTTGCAACCAATTGTCGGCCTTATACACTGCACCAGTCCGACCGGCGCCAATGGTGGTGACAATTCCTTGCAAATCGTTGCCGTACCTATTTTTCCAGTCACACCGAGCTGTTTTTCGGATCTGTTTTAATATTTGCGAGCCCAAATTAGCGACACCAGGAATTATGCAAAACCGTTTGTTATCGGCGTATTCATTAAACACCTGGTCAAATTGGCTTTGCGACATGCCGACATGACGCAACAATGCTTTAGGCGTTGGCTTAAAGCCGCTACCTAACCAAAAAGTACCCACAAACTCGCCATGGTTATAAATCATGTATTTCATACATCGCCCGACAGTTTTCGCTGAGGCTACATAACCATGATTTGCGATAACGAACTTGTCGCATAACTGTTTGTCTTCTTTACTTTCCGCAATGGACAAAGTTAACTTAATCATGGCCGCGGCCCCGCTAAGCGTTGCGCGATAGCGTCAATGTCGTTCGGGAACCAGATGTAAACCTCGGCGCCGTTCAGCTTTAGGGCGCTTGTCCAATGCTTTTGCAGGTCAGTCAGCTTGCCTCGATCAGCCTTTAGTTCGGCGTAGATGACGCCACGGCCGCCAGGGTGCGCGAACACCAGGTCGGGGAAACCTGCGTCGCCTTGCACAGCTGTGAGCCATCGTCCGTCTTGGGTTTGCATTTTCCTGGGGTGGAACACCAGCCAGCCGTTCAGTTTGGCCAACTGAATGACCTGGGCTTGAAACAGGCGCTCGCTGGTATTGACCTTATGCGTCGGTTTCTTGGCCGCGCTCATGACAAACCCCGCGTTTCTCGGTTAATGGCCGCAATCATGCCGTCAGCAATTTTGCAGGCTTCTACGATGTCTAGGGCGCGGTCACGGATTTTGTACGCGTCGTCGAGCAGGTAGTGAACAAGTAGCCGGTATTGGCGGGCTTGGTTGCGCCAATCTTCGGCGCGTTCCCACTCGTTGCGCACCTCGAGCTTGAGGCTGTCGATGTAAGCGCCGTGAATGCAATGGCCCATTTCATTCACCATCGGCGGCCTCGAGGCTGTCTAAGTAGGCGAGCGCGTCTAGCACACCGTCAAATTGTCGTGGGCCGGTGTCGTTGATGTATTGCACCAGGCGTTGCGCGACATGCACCCAATTCACAGGCTGGTCAGTAGTCACGAATTTCCGCCTTTATTTTGCGGGTATCGCCGCGGCTGCGGTCGCGCCATCCATCGCCGTACCCTTTGCCGTAGCCCACTTCTTTGCCGAAGTAGTAGCCAAATAAGTACAGGGCAATGATGAGGGCGCCTGCAAAGTACTGGTTCAACGTAATCATGCTTTATCTTCCTGTCCCATCAGCTCGTCGATCATGCGGCTCGCTTCCTGCTTAGTCATGCTGTCCAGCACCGCGTCAGTGATTTGGCCGTGACCTTTTTGGCGGTGCAACGCTCGCAGCATCGCTTTCTGTTTCGGTGACGCGCCACCAGTCTCGGGCATGGGGTTGCCTTGCGGGCTGATGGTTTCGCCTCGACGTTCGACCTTGGTCATTTCTTCTCGAGAAGGCCGCGGCCCCGCGGTGCCTATAGGGCTGTTGCTAATCATGCGGCCGATGGCGCTGGTTTCGCAGTTCTCGACAAATGATGTTTTATTGACAGGGCTGCTGCCAAGCACTTCTTCGGCAAAACCTGTGGCGATTAGGTAGTCGTCTTGGGCGTAACCGCAGGCGCGAAATACCACGGTTTTGCTGTCGTAATGCACCATGGTGGTTTCGATGCGACCTTGTGGGTATTGCTTCCACCAGCGAACCAAGCGATCAGCGACAGTCTCGTAATCGGCGGGAAGGTAACTCATGACTTCGACCTCGCATAGGTCAGTTCAAGGTTTAGGCGTTGTATTTCGGCGGTGGCGTTGTCGACAACCACTTTGGTGCGGTTGCATTGTTCGGTGGCTTTGTCGAGCATGTCGAGCAGCTGTGGGATTTCGGATAGGTACGCGGCTGATTGTGTAAGTACGTCACGCAGGTATGAGCCTGGTTCTTGTTCGGCCGCAAAGACGGCAAGCACTGTTGTGCATTGTTCAGGTGTCATGGTCGGGTGCCTTTCGGTTGTCGGGTATTTGGAATGTAACAGGTCACGGTCTGAATTGTGCGCAATGCCTGTGCCACCGTTTCACCACAGGCGTGTGGTTGGCGCACAGTAGGCGGTGAGCTTCGCTGCCTTGGCGTAGGCACCCCCACCCCCACGGGCCGACAGGCCAAACGTACCGTTTTTGTTTGGTGTTGTAGTGGCCGTACCAGGCGACACGTTCGGCGACTTCCATGGTGCGGTGCCATGAGCGTGTGTCTGCTCGAGTGCCACCCCACGTTGAGAACGTGCCTTTGGCCATGCCTAAGGCGCTGATGTAGCTGCGGGTATTGTGCGCAAGGTTGCTGCCGGTTTCGCACTGCGCCAACGCGGCCCACATGCGCGCCGTGACGACGCCTGGCGGGTTCGTTGGTGCGTCTTTAGGTATTGGGGCCAGCGCCAGAATTAGCGCCGCCACCAGGGCGCCTATTGCGTCCCCTTGGCTCGGTAGATCATGGCGTGGTATCGCAGGACACCTAGTCGGGTGATTTTGCAGGTCATGACGTTTTCTCCAAGGCTCGAGGTGGCGGTGCCGACACGCTCGATCAGTTCCATGTGGCGCAGGTCGCTGCACCGTTTCCACCAGCACGACCGTGACGGTAGCCCCGCCAGTGTGGCCGCCATTTCGTCTGTGAGCGCCTGTGCGGGTGTTTCAGCCGCGTACACGGCTAGCAGGCGCCCTAACTGTGTTTCGGCGCGTAGGCGGGCGCTGGCGGCTGCCTGGTGGCTCGTGTGCGGGTCGCTTGCCCTGGCGGCAGGCGGCATCGCGTCAAATAGGGTGGGCTGAACCATTGCGGGTCTCCTCTGTTGTCGGGTGGTATCACCCTATACAGGTTTCAGCCGCCATTGATGGCTTTTGTCCAACGCTCGGTCACGGCGTCGGGGTGGTCGGCCGCGTATGGGGTGATTTCAACGTGAATGAGGCGCATACCGACAGGCTCAATGGTGCGTTTCCGGTACACATCCCAGGTTTGACGGTCGCAGCGCCACCCTCGACCGAACCGGCCAGTGGCGTAGTCAGCGATGTATTCGAGGCCCATCCAGTCGTTTTCGACCACGAAGTCGATCATGGACATGGCTTGGGCGCGGCTGTTCGCTTCGCCGTCGTAGGTCAGGTCAAACGCTCGCCATGAGCTGTGAACCGAGATGTCGCCAGGTTTGCCGCGTTTGTCGCGTAGCGCATAAATGCCAGCCAACTGCAGCACCCCGCCAGTGAAGAAAATCATGTTATTGGCGAACACTCGAGCGCCGCCACGTTCGGGGCTGCGTGGCTGCGGGCAGTCTTTAGTGCCGGTGTACGGGCGTTTCGCACCCATTAGTTTGACGGGCGTAACACGCGCAGGTCTTCGGTGGATGCTGCCACCACCGCGTAGACGGTTTCGTTGGCTGGCACGAACAGTTCTTGTGGCACCGCGTTTTTTTGTGTGCCGCAACCGTTGGACGCGCTGACATCTGAGCCGCCCAGGTACACGGTGCCGTTGCCGGTCACGTGCAGGTAAACGGTGCGGTTGCTTTCGTCGGCGGCGACCACGATTTGTGGGGTGGTTGTGACGGTGAAACTGGTGCTGATCATTCTTTTGCTTTCAGTATTGGGTCGACGGGTACGCCTGCTTTGGCGGCCATGCCGTTACCGATGGCGTAACCAACAATCATGGTGAAAATGGGAATACCGGCTTCGGTGGTGATCGCGCCAATGGCCATCAGGCCGCTGATAAGTATAAGCGCGACTAAGGCGATTAAGGCTTTAGGTGGGTTAGCAAGCGTCATTAGGCGGCCCTGTAAATTAAACTGACGGCAAAATAATCCGCATTGCCCCAAGTGAACGGAATTGTGGCGCTAGTAGGGGCTTCGACTGTGTAAGTGCCTGCGCTATTTGTGGCGAATAAATACACTTCGTCAGCGTCTTTAAGGTTTGGATACCCAGGGTATGCCGCAACACCTTGGTCGGTAAAATTGCACACGCCCATCTGCCGGTTGTATGTATTGCTGGCATTAACTGGCAAACTCATCGTAATAAGGCCAGTAATTGCCGACGTCGTGCCAAGCGTAAAACGGCCCTCAACATGTACAAATTTGTTGAATTGCATGTAAGAAAACGCGCTGGTGCCGTTGCCAATGGTGACGTTTGTGTAGGTCGGTGTATAAGCTGTGTATGTTCCTGCGGCGTTTAGTTCGGAAGCGGTCAATACCTGCCCCGCCGTAAATGTGCCAAATGTTGCCATGTGTGTCTCCTAGCCAAGTGACAGTGTATTCGTATCCAAAATGCCGACGGTTGCACTATCCAAAATAAGTGGCACGGCAAGCGCTGGCGAGAAGTAAAAAGTCCAACGGGCATCCTCAAGATCTTGGCTGCATGAATACCCTTCGCAAATCATTTGGTACGTCGTACCACGGAATGTCACGGCGACACGCGTACCGACTGGGTTTTGGCGCAGCTGCGAGGCTAGGTCAAATGACCCGACAATTGACGCCTTGGTACTGATCCGAAATGGCCTGTAGCCCGATTGGCTCAAAATCGCTAGATCGACGTCAGCAACCTGTTGTGCCTCGGACAGGTTCTTCAGGTTGCTGGTGGTTTGGTACGCGGTGTATGGGATGGTGCCGGTGCTGGCAGTGGCTGTCGCCGACCCGTTGTTGTATCCAACACGCACCCGCGTGTAGGAATTGTCCACCGTTGCCAAGAAATCTATGGCGTCGTAAAAGTAAGTGTGTGTCGATGATGATTGGCTGCCGGTGTCGGTGAAGTTAATCAGGTTGGTGCCGCTTCGGTAGCCGTTGCTTTTGAGGTTGACACTGCCGTTGTCGTACAAGTAACCGGCACATGAAATCATGCAGCTGTTCACGTAGTCCAACACGTTGCCTGTATATGTTTCCGCTTGGGCGATAAATGCGGCACCAGGGCCGTCGATGCCTGGCGCTGACAAGGCGTTAATGGCCGCGAACCATACGTCCGAGATGGCTACGGACAAATCAGCATTTGTGGAAATTGTGACGCCGGTGGCGATTGCTCGAGCAGGCTCGTTAGTCGCTTCGGCTTGTGCGCGTATGGTCAGACGGTCAGCTGGTGCGTAGCCGGTGGCGCTGGCGTACGGAATGCCGTAACTACGCTCAATGTCGACAATGACACCCTTGAACAGGCTGGGTGGGCTGACCTGGTAATCAAAATAAATCTGATCACCTAATGATGGGATAGTGGGGCCGCTATTAGCAGGCGCTAGCAGCTCAATAACGGCCGTGTCAGGCACCCATCGGTCAGTGAATTGCTGACGGCCGACAGTCAGGCTGACGTTAATGACATACGATGTCCACGCGGTGCCGTTAATCGTAACGGCGTACTGGCCGGTGTAACTCATGGCGCTGTGGTGCGGATGGGAATGTTGCCGTAACGGTTCATGTAACGGCGCAACGCGTCAACCACAGCCACAGGGTCGCCACCGTTGACGTTAATAGTGACGCCACCCATGCCGCCAGCTCGATCTAGCGGCACCACCGCTTCGGGGCCAGCCTCACCGATAAGCGCCAGAGTGGGGCCGGTCACAATGCCGCCGTTCGCCATTGCCGGTACTGGCAGGCCGCGTCGAGGCGCTGAACCGCCGCCACCAAACAAGTCGCCAATAACTTTTGAGATAAATGGCACGTTTGGCACGTTGATGCTTGCAAACACGTTGGCCGCACCAAATAGGAATTTCATTCCGCCTTTAGCGCGATCGTATGCGTCTGCTAGTCGCTCGAGCGCCATCGCAAGCGCGACGATGCCGCCTGCGGCTAGCACATACGGGTTGACTGCCATGGCAGCGTTCAACGCCAGTGTGGCACCAGCTAGGCCAGCAATAGCGCCAGCAATTTTGGTTACTTTGTCAGGGTTATTGGCTGCCCAATCAGCAAAACCTTGCAGGTATGGCATGGCTTCTTGTAGTACCGGCAAAAACGCAGCGCCCAAGGACTCTTTGGCTTCGCCAATGGTGATGGCTAGCCGTTTCATGCCACCCTCCGCGGTGTTGGCCGCCGCGTCAGCTGCGCCCTCAAAGTTGTATTGCAGGATGTTCAACACATCGCTGAAGTCGGCACCGTTTTTGATTGCGTCTTTAATTTCCGGTGACAATTGGCCTAGGGCTTTGGTATTGCCTGCGTAGCCCTTGGCAAGTGCTTGGCTAACGCTATCTAGGTCTTTGCCTGTGGCCGCTGAAATGTCAAGCGCGACATTCAGCAAATCTTGCGCGAGTGTCACTTCGCCGGTGGCCGTGACCAATTTGGATAGGGCCGGTCTAAGGTCGTCGTCGGCTGTGGCGGTCGCTCGAGACGTTGCACTAATAAAGTTTTCGACAGCAGCAATGGTTTGGTCGGTGGCGCCTGCTGATCGACGCAACTGGCCTGCCAATTTGTCCTGGGCGGCTGCATCCTCAATAGCGGCTTTTACGCTGTCGCCTAAAACGGCGGTCAAACCAGCCAATGCAGCAGTCGCCGGAATAGCGGCTTTTTTCAACGCAAATTGTGCTTTTTTGCCTGCACCTTCAAGTTGCTTAAATTGCTGTACGGCCTTGTCTACGCCTTTGCCGTCAAATTCGCTGATAATGGGGATGGAGATAGCCATTAGCCAAGTTCTTTCTGTACTTCACGCGACGCGGCCAACACGGTTTCGCGCATACGGCTAGTGACTTCGGCGCTATTGCGTTCATACGTTGGCCACAACACACGTTGCGCACGGCCGAACCGCGCCTCAAGATTGTCAATAAACGCGCGGCCTTTGGGGTTGGTGCCTTTTTTGCCTGCAAGCTCAAAGATGCTGGCCGCCGCGTCTTTTTGCTGGATGCGGATAACCGAAACGGCGCGTTTGCTGGTGTCGATTTTGACCTGCACACCTGATCGGGCTTTGGATGCCGACCAGGGCAACAGCTGGCGGCTACCAGCTGACCAGATACGCGACATACCCGACAGGGGCATGTCAGGGTAGGCGCCTCGAGCCGCGTCAACGACAGGTGCGGCAATCGTTTTGACGTCACGGTTGAATTGCTTGCGAAGTTCGGGGTCGATTTTGCGCAGGCTTTTGACGGCTTGTTTGGCACCTACCACTTCGGTTTTGACTGTGGCTGTCATAGGCGCCGCCGTTGTTCTTTCATGACGGTGGCCACGGTGGCCAGGTCTGCTGTGGTGAATTCTACTTCAGGCGGCCACCAGCCGGTTGTGACTAACAGTTCTGCTAGTTGTCGCCGGTAGGTGCCGCTTCGGTAGGGTTTTCAGGCTCTTGGCTCACAACGTCGATGCTTTGCAGCTTCTTGATGAAGTCGTCAAATGCGGGTGGCACCGTAATGCCGTGAACCTTGCAGGCTTCATAGGCAAGAAACGCCAAGTCCTCAACGCCGATGCCTTGGGCTAGGTCGCTGGCTTTGCGCCTGAATTTGCGTTCCCATTGGGTGACTACCCACAGGTTTGTGCTGACTTCGTGCGTGTCGGTGCCTAAATCGACGCGAATGGTTATTTGCATTGTCGGGACTCCTATGTCTAGACGGTTGTATCGACTGAGTATGTGCCGCCCACGAAGGTCACGTCAACGGTGGACAGTTCGCCCATGGTGGCGTTGATGACGGGCAGTTCAGCAAGGAACGCGCCGGTCAGAATAAAACCAGGGTTGGTGGCGCTATCCGGCGGTGCTGCCGGTTGTACGCGCACCGTGGTGGTCGTGCCAACCAGCGACGCGAGGGTCGCGTAGGTTTCGGTTGCCGCGTATGACATGTAAAGCGACAAGGTGACTTCGTGGTTGCCGAGGCCTGCAACGTACTTGCGGGCTGTGTCACCAAACGCGGTCGACTCGAGCTGATCGAAACGATGCGTAAATGTGGCGGCGGTGCATTGGTCGGACAAGTCAACGCTGTTGACGGTCACAACTGGGTTTGACAAATAGGTGCTGGTAGGCATTGGCTACTCCTGGGCGCTGGTGGCGTCGGGTGCCGCTTTCTTGGTTACTTTAGCCTTTGCAGGCTTGTCAGGTGTTGGTTTTGTGTCGGTGGACTCAATGAAACCACCTTTGACAAGTGCGTGAACGTTGACCCATACTTCCGGTTCCCATAGGTCGCCTGGGGTGCCTATGCGGGGGCTAATGATGCGGTATGGCATGGTTTCTCCTACGCCGTTTGGGCTTGCATTGAGATAAGCAAATCGTACGCGGGGTAGTCCTGGCCACCAATGGATACCACGGTAGGTTGACCTGATTTCACGGCGACGTTTTTTGCTAGGACACTTGCGACGATGCCGAGGATGTCGCGTAGCGCGTCAAGGTTGCCTGGGCCGCTGCCGATGACCTTGACAGGGAAATCCAGTTTCACGATGTTGTAATTCCACGCCTCGAATGTGGGTGCGTCAATAAACACGCAGCTGGTGGTGATGTGGCGCGGGTCGATGGCTACTGGCAAGCCGCTGATGGTTGCCAGCGTGGTGCGCAGATCGTCGATGGCCTCGTTAAATAGGTCTGTGTACGCCATTAGGCGACCTGTGGGCGGTTAATACCTAGCAGCTGCATCACCATGGGGCTAAGGCCGGTGCTTGGCGGTGCGCCCATGCCGTCAAACGATGCCAGGCTGGTGAAACTGCCTTGCTGACGGAAGTACGCGGCGCCAATCATGATGGTGCCGAGGGTGACGTCGCCACCAGGGCTGGTTGTCAAACTGTCCTGTAGGTAGCCCGCTTCAACGCGGCGACGGTACGCAAACGCGTTCGCTGCCGCTGCGCACTGCGTCAACAGTGTCGCTGCACCGGCACTAGTCAACGGGATTTGCAGGTAGTCGCTGATGTTGGTGCCGGTAATCCAAGTGCAGGTTTGCGTCCAGGTGCAGGTGCCTGGCGTAGTAAGAACACCCCAGTCAACGTCGCTGCCTGCGTCATAGAACAGCAGCTGGTTCGCTCGAGGGATGGATGTGTCAAATAGCCATTCGCCTGTGTCGGCGTTGGTGCCTTCGTAGACGTATTGCGGGCAACCAAGAACAGTGAACGTGCCGTCGAGGCCATCCCCAAGCCCGGCCAGTGTTATTGACTGGCCAGGCTGTATGGGGGTGTCTGTGAGGGTTTGCACACAGCCATAGTCGTCTAGGCGTTGTATGGCGATGACGCTATAAACGGCCACGGCCGCCGCCTTTCAGTTTGGTCAGGCTTGTGTGATTTTGCGGATCATGCCGCCGACCGCTGCGAACGTTGACACATAGCCGTGGTAGCTGAATGTGCGTCCGAGCGTTGACGGAATTTCGACCGACATGAGGCCTTTGATTTGCTCGTAGAACTCGTAGGCATCGCCTTGGCCGGTTCCGACGCGGGTGATGATCATGGTCTTGGCAGCAAAGTTGCTGTCAACGACCAGCTGCAAACCGAGTGGGTTGCCGTTCCAGGATGTTGCCTGGCTGTTGCCGAGTGCGTTCTGGCCGGTGAGGCCTGCACCAACAAACGGGAACAGTGGACGGTTCGTCGAGTCGACAACTTGTCCGAGCTGCGCCCAAACGTCAGGGCTGACGAACATGTGGGTTGGGAACCAGTTGCGGCCGTTGGAAATGTCGGCGGCTGCGTCGTAAATCGATTTCACGAGGTCAGCAGCGGTCAAGTCCCACACGCCCGATGAGTTGGCTGCGGTGAGCATGTTGTCTGCTGCGATGTTGTCGGTCGCGAGCATGTATTCGCCCATGAGGTCATTGAGGATGAGGTTCATCGCGGCCGGTGAAGTGAAGTCAATGTCCTGCACTGACAACGTGACCTGACCTGCGACAGTGGTTTTGCTGACACTGTTGGACGCAATCACCATGGTGGTTGCGGACACAGCTGCCAGTTCGTTTGCCTGCGATGCCGCGCTGGTGTGCGTGGTGATTGTCGGACGAATGAACGTCTTCTGCGCACCGCCGTCTGGGTATGCGCGAGCACCAACGGCCTGCACCACAGGGCGCACGAAGTTGATGTCCTGCACCAACGGGCCAAGTACCGGCACCGGCAAAAGGCCAGGAGTATCCGTGGTAATCACGTCCCCAGCCGCGGCCTCGATGGTCGAGCGCGACGCCTTCACTGCGTCGTGATACGCGGCGTTGATTTTTGCGAACGTGTCGCCACCGATGTGCATTGCAGCAAGGTATTCACCTGCTGACGGCATGCGAAATTCGCGCTTTGGCTGCGCAGGGATTGGTGCGGTTGGGATTGCGGCCTCAACTTCGACGGACTTTTCTGCTTCCACGACTGGTGTTTCCTTTGGGTTTGTAGTGGATGAAACTGCGTCGGGGATTGTTGCGGCCGAAGCCGCGACATCTGTGATAGTAGCACCGGCAAAGGCGGGGATGGGTACTAATGACAATTCCATCCAATCTGCCGCCGTGACAACCATGACGTCGCCGTCCATGTCGTACTCGGTGGGGTTGACGCCGACGGACACGCTGTCGATCACGCCATCCTTGGCTAGCTCGAGGGCGTCGTCGCCTGCAGCGGTTTTGCTGACCTTGGCGGTAAACAACATGCCCTCGTCGGTGTCGACGCGGCCTGTGACAAGGCCGACGGGCTGGCTGGCGTCGTGGTACATGAAGAGCTTGGGTGCTTTGCCGTCAACGGGCAGGGCGCCAGGGCGGAACATGACCTGGGTACCGTCCGAAACGGTGGCGGTCACGTTGTACGGCACCGCGATGCCACTGATGGTGCGGCTCGGGGTGTCACCGGCTGCGTCAAGGGTGACCTGGCTGCCCGAGAAGCTGATGATGCGCACCGGCGACGACAAGCGCACAACCTTGTTGGCGTCCATTTCCTCGTCGTCCTCTTCGACACTTTCTTCAATGTCGTCCAAATTGCCACCAGGCTCGATGCCCTCTTCTTGGCTGATTGCAACCATTTGGTCGACGGCGTCCTGTTTCAGCAAATGGCAGCCAAGGATTTCGCCGTCCTCTTTGATAACGGCCCAACCGGCGCAATCTTCTGCTTCTTTAGTAATGAAGTACGGCATTATCTGATGTTCTCCTGTGTGTTTTCTTGCACCGTGACATCCTCACGGGTCATGTTTGCGTCGTCGATTTCGCCCAAGTATTCGTCGGTGTCAAATTCGACGTAGGTGCCGTTAGGCAAAAACGCGTTTGCTGACAATGTGCTGGTGATGCACTCTGCATAGGTTTTGGTGCCGTATAGCCACAAATCCCAACGCGACTCACGGCTGTTTGTGTAGGCGTAACTGCCGGTGGGAACACCGAGCAAGTACGGTGGGATGTTGCAAATCTGTGCCATTTGCAGGGCGCTAAATTGTGCTGACTCAATAAGCAACATTTTGTCAGGCGTTGCCGTGGTCGCCTCGTAGCTCAAAAATTCGTTCAGCGCTGCGGTTTGGTTTGATGATCGAGCCGCATTGAACGCGGCCGCAAGGTCAGCCAACTCGTTTGCACTTAATGGTTCGCCGCCGGTTTGCTTCAAGATGCCAGACGGAATGGCGGTGTTTGCGTTTCTATAGCGGGCATCCTCAATCTTCAGCGCGGTGGCTATCGCCTGTTCGCTCGAGTAAATAACACCTTGCAACGGGCTGATGAATTGCACCAGCAGGTCAGGGTCAATGGCGCCGCCTTGGAAATACACAGCGTTTGACGGCGCGTACCACACTGGCCCTGACTGATCTTCTGTGGTGATTGAGCCAGCCGGTAAACGTGTGAATGACGCAGGGTAGCCATCCTGGGTGCGGCTTGTGATGTACCAAAACGCGCGACCAAAGAAGAACAGGTCGTCAAACGTCCACGCCATAAGTGTCTCATAGGGAATGGCGGGGTCAGGTCGACGCAACCATGAACGCGGCGCCAGGTCGTCGTACACCATTTCACGGTCGGTGTCGTTCCAGCGTTCACGGTACATTTTTAATGGCATCGCGCTGATAACGCTGGCGTGCAGGTCACGCGCTCGAGAGATTGCTGGCACTTGCATGGCGCGGTTACGCGCTTCACCTTCGACGTAGGTGTAGTACTGCCCAACCAGGTTCGGGCCAGCCATTTGTGGTTGGTACAGGTTGGTGCCACCTACAGCTGCGGCTTTTTGCACAGTGCCGACAGGGCTAATCTGTGCTTTGTTTTCGCGTCTTGTAAAGATGCCCATGGTTCCTCGATCTGTGGCGCGCCGCCCGTCGTCCCGACAACAGCCGAACGGCGCACCTACTTGACCAGCCTAGGTCACTTGACGATGGCCATGCTGGGGCGTTGACTAGAAACTGGTTTCGATACCAGGCTGACAGCCCACACTGCGCACCGTGCCAACTCGATGACGCCTGGTGATTTCTGTGACGACAGAACGAAACCTTGCGCGGTTTTGACACCGACGGCGCGGGTGACATGTTCGGCAAGTAGGCGGTGGCCGCTGTGGATGACGCGGCCTTCAGTAATCATGGAACGTACCAGCGACGTGTAGCGCAACAGTTCGCCGTAGCCCACAGTGGTGAACCGGCGGTTGAGGTTGGTTGGTAGGTGCAGCTCAAGCGTCGGTGTCACGGCAAGAGTCACGGTTTTGTCAGCCATGACCAGCTCGATGGCCGCCCACATCGCGTCCTCGGTGTCGACCACAAACGCGACGTCAACCATGACGCGGCCGTCAACGGTGGCGGCTCGCACCCCAACGTAGCGCGCCTCGTCAATGCTTGAGTCCACAGCCAGTACCCCACCGGCACCCATCGGCAGCGTGGTCTTGTGCTTCTCCCATTCGCCAGGCTCAAGCCACGCGCCTCGAGCGGTAATCCACTGGTTAAGGTGCGCTCGAGCAAACGACTCATGCTTTTGGGCGGCCTTAAGCGCCGCTGTGGTGATTGTGTACCCAAGGCTTGGGTTGGCGTACCCCCAATAGTCAGGGCCAGACACATCGGCGGGCATTGACCACTCGGCAAAATACAGATCGGACACGATGCCAGCCTCAATGTCAGCCAGGGCTTTTTCTCTCATGTTAATCATGGCGGTGGATGACGCGTCACCAGCGGTCGACCAGCATGACAGCAACGGTGACGGTCGCGCAATCATCGACGGCCGCAACGCTTCGTCAAGGACGGCCGCCGGAATGTTCCACAGCTCGTCAACGACAATGAGGTCAAACGACCCACCATGCAAGCGTGTGGTTGCGGCCCTGATTTGCCACGATGACGCACCGACCTGAACCTGTTTGCGGCCGATGGCTTGCAGCTGTTTGCCGTCAAAGTATTCGACCAGTACCGGCGCCAAGGTGCTGAAGATGGCTTCGGCTCGATCCAACTGGTTAGCCGTCGACAACACGTTCACAGGCCGCCCAACCATCGCGGCATAGTCCGTCACAAACCAGCCAATAAGCGCGCACAAGGCCACGCTTTTGCCGTTCTGTCGCGCCGTACTGACAAGGCTCTCACGAAACACAAATTGGTCGTTATCGTCAACTTGCAGCTGCCCACTAAGGGCGTACACCTGCCACGGAAACAACTCGACACGCAAATACTTGGCTGACCAAGCGGCCACCAAGTCGCCATAATGTTTTCCCCCCAACGACGCCGTGGCCAGTCGTGGAAGTTCACGGCCAGTCGGGGCTAGTTCGGGCTGGTCAGGGCTGATCGCAGCCAGTTCGGGCTGGTTCGCAAGATATTGAGAAACAGG